CCATTCGTAAAGCATAATCATTTATTGCATGCACATCTGCTCCAGCATCCAACAACAATTGCACCACTTCAACATGCCCATTGCCGCTTGCCCATCGCAGAGCCTCATCATTATCTGCATGCACATCCGCTCCAGCATCAAGCAGCAGCTTAACAACTTTAGCGTGCCCGTATATACTTGCCAATTGTAAAGCATAATCATCTCCTGCATGCACATCTGCTCCAGCAGCAATTGCATCTTTGACAAGCCAGACTATACCTTGACTAGATCCAGTCTCTAGCTTTTCTTGAGGAGACAGATTCTTGTATATAGCTTGAAGTTCTTGTTCGGATCTTGGTGTTAAGTGTTTGATACTCATTTTAAAAAATTATCAAAAAAACTATTATAGTAACAGCAATGCATGTCCATAGAACATTGAATGTAAAGAACGCTGATTTCAGACATCCTTGCATCCAAGTCTCATCATCGTCTACAACAAACACCCAATCAATCATAAAAAGACAAGCAAACGGGAGATACATCCACCACTTAGTTGTCTTCAAAAATTTCAGATTTTTCATATATTAAAAATTATAGTTCTTTGTCTCTTTCCTGCATTTTATCTGAGTTCTCATATTGTTTGCTGCAGTTGTCCCATTCTCAAGCTTTCCATCTCTGCGCTTCATGACTAAGCCCTCATACATGTCATACTTGACGATCTTCGAAAATACATCATTAAAGTCTTTTTCTATTGCTTCTATCCTAAAGCAGTTTTCAGTTATCTGGTGCAAGTGAGGTTTGACTAGATTATCTGGATAGAGAGACTTGAGCAATACATACCGTTCCTCGAATGTAGTTCCTAACAGATGCTTTCCATTATACATGATGATGTCCCAGATAACGTACTTATGATTCCAAGGCTTGCTAGTTTCATCTTTCTGATTTTTGTTCATATACTCTCCACACAAGATCATCTGGTCTTCTCCATGATAGAGAGCCAAAAGCTCTTCTTTTGCAATTTTACAAGAAATCGGTTCTTTGTGTCGATTCATTGTCTTGATCTCGTTTTGCAAGAAATAAACTTCCATCGAGCTTCCATTAAGCTTAGGCTGAGCAAAATATAAATTCATATTCTCAAACAGTGCCAAGCTCGAGGAAGCTATCTTTGTTTCAGGACGAGGAGGATATATGTATGAGAAACTCATCTTAAAAAATTAGGCATTTCTGAGTGTTTCATTTCTTCGACTCTCATAATTATTTGAGCGTCTTCTTCCACTTCTTGATATTGAAAATCAAAGTCTTCAGCGTTCTGTGATTCTGCTATTCCTTTACAGATTTCTTCAAAGTAAAATTCTTTAAGTGCTCCCATGATTTCTATTCTTTTATTGCTTTTACTGAGAAAATTGGTCTGATGTCTTCAACTATGCTGTTGATGCTGAATTTTGCATAAACTGCATTTCTGAGCTTTTCGATTATGCCTTTGGCGACTGTCCAAGTTGTGTTGCTTTCGATGAGTTTTTCTTTGTCTTGTTCTGAGATTTTTTTGCTCTTTAAGATAAGGTCGCTAAGGACTTCAGCATATTTGTCAACCATTTCAGAATTCAGTGTGAAAACTGTTTTTTCGGTTGCAATTTCTTCACCATATTTTGCTATAAGTTCCTTTGCTCTAGCTTCATCGATCTTGATGTACTTGTCGGCTGTGATGAACAAAAATGACCTTTTGCCAGCCATTACTTTGATAGTTCCAGGAAATGAATTTTTGTTGGCATAAAGCTCTATCATTGCAGTTTTAGCTTCTTCTCTTATGCCTGCATCAAGAGTGGATCTTTCAGCTTCAAGTTCTGCAAGTTTGGCGTCTATTTCAGCCATCCGAGTCAAGTCTTTTTCATAAGTCTTTGCTATTTCAACGACTTCATGTTTTTCAGCTTTTTTAACTGTTGCTGTAGCTTTCGATTTGTCGAATAAGTTTGCCATGTCTGTATGTTTTTTTAATTATGTTTAAATATGATATAAATATAATCATAATTCTTGATATAAAAAATATTTTTAACAAAAATTTTAATTTTTTATGCATTAATTGCGCTTTTCATCATTGTTTGCATTAATATATAGAATATATGTTTATATAACAATGCAAACAATAAAGCTTAAATATAAAACATCAGATGAAAATCTTTCTGTGATTCTTGACTATCAGAGACAATATAGTTCTTGTTTACATTTTGCATATAACAGATTTTTAGAAGAAGAACACATTTCTTCAATGTTTAATTATCTAAAATCTGATTCATCTATCTTACAAAAGATCAAGAAGCTTAATAACATATCTCTAATAAACTCTTGGTTCATGTTGAGTTTAATTCGAGAAGCATACCAGATAATAGAAGCTAGAAAAGATCAGAAAATTATCTTCGGCGGCAAGAAAAATTTCTTTATGCGGATGAAAAATAAGATCACTAAAGAAGAATATAAAATCTTGAAGTTAAATCCACTATGTAATATCGGATGTGCTAATTCTAAAGGCAATAGATTTTTTAAGATAGATCAAGAATTAAATAGTATTTTATTTAAGCCAAATAGAGCTACAAAAATTCAACTATATCTAGAAAACTTAAGAGGCAAATATCGAGATATATTGAAAAATCTCTATTTGAGACAAGAGAATAAAAATCTGTCAATAACTTATAAGCTTGATTCTAAACATATTTACTTGACTTTTGATGAAGCCAAGCTGACCACATTTCAAGAAACTGCTAAAATAGAAAACAGAGTCTTGGCCCTAGATCTTAATCCTAACTACATTGGTTGGTCGATTGTTGATTGGGCTTCTGAAAATCAATTTAAAGTCATAAAGTCAGGAATATATTCTTTTAAAGCATTGAATGACAAAGAGTATAGCTTTAAAGAGATGAAGCTAGATTCTTCAGATTCTAGACGCATTCATCTTAGTGATAAGAGAAGATTTGAAGCATTTGAAGTGTCAAAGAACATCATAAATAAAGCGCTCTATTATAAAGTTGAGATGATTGCTATTGAAGATTTATTTATTGTTTCTTCAGATAAAGCTAATGGCAAAAACTTTAATCGTCTATGTAACAATCAATGGCTTCGTAATGATTTTGTCAATAATTTAACCAAGAGATGCAACATATTCAAGATAAAGCTTCTAAAAATTAAACCAGAATATAGTTCTTTCATCGGCAACTTTCTATATAGAAGCCTAAATCTACCAGACATGATCTTATCTTCTATAGAGATTGGTCGTCGAGCCTATGAGTTTAACTTGCAATATATCATTAAAACAAAAGAAAAAAAGAAGAATATAGTTCAACCAGATTTAACTCTGTTTAAATCTTTAGTTATCAAGTCGTTGGAAGAATTTGATATCAAAGAAGAGCTTAAGTCTTTAATAGAACTATATTATTTCTTCAAAAAGTCTAAAAAGATGTATAGACTTTCTTTGGATCAATTTAAAGATCTAAAGTTTTCTAGATTCTCTTCAAAGTGCTCGGGCATTAATGTTGCATAGGAGAATTATCGTTTATATTTACTCTACAATTAAAAATGATAAACTTGACACGAAGAAATATTTTGATACTTATTTTTAAAAATTTAAATAATATTTAACTTTTCTAATAAAAAATGTTGATATATAGATCCTTTTCTCATAACTTTTTTACTGCCTATTATAATTTGCATTTTATCAGCATCTTCTAATGGAATTCGTAACGTAGAGTAATTAACTTTTGCACTGCCATGTTTCCATATAGTTTTACATTTACTTAAATCAATAATTCCTACAAACATAGATGAAATTCTATTTGTCTCGAAATCTAAAAAATATGATATTAAAATAAGTTTTGATGTTTTGGGGAATTTATTTCCACTCCATGATGATATAGTATGCGAACCATTTTTTTCTAATTTAGCTCGAGTTACTTTGATTTCATGAAGTAAAGCAAATAATAAACAATCATATCCACTTGTTTCTTTTTGAATTATATCTAAACATATATTTTGACATTTTCTAAAAAAAACATCTAATATATAATAATTAAAGATTTTTGTCATATCTTGAGATATTTGATTTGTATATTTAAATATATCTTTAAACTCAAGTATATGTTGATCATCTTCACTTCGAGATTCACGATATTTATCAAGTGAACGCCCTAAATCAATATAAGAATGATTTAATAAAATTTCTCGTAATTCTCGTAATTTATTTAATTCTTCATTATTCATAAATAACTTTTTAAAATGTAGTTATTATAAATAAAAAAATGAATAAAGTTTTTAAGATAAATAAAATAAACTTTTCTTATGGTGATAGACGCTAATGATGACAACACTCTACCTTCAATAGATTTTGATGAAAAAGCTGGGACGATATTGATCACTGGAAAATCTACATTTGTTTGTCCTGAAATTTTCTATGAGTCATTTACAGAATATCTGAAACATTATTTAACAAAACATGCTAAAGATCTTGAGGTGACAATAGACTTGGATTATTTCAACACACGGAGCGCTAGGCCCCTATTGAATTTTTTCAAGGCATGTCAGACAGTCGTTAACAAGGGGTTTAAGCTTAAAATAAATTGGATAATCGAAGAAAATGACTTATCTATGGAAGACGCAGGCCTAGATTTCTCTAATATACTGAAAATCCCGTTCAGCATTATTGAGAAGCCCGAGTGAGCTGCTACATATACTGCTTCAGCAATTTTACAATCTCTGTGTGTCTTTCTCCTCTTGCCCATCGCAAAGGTTCATCATTAGCTGCATGCACATCTGCTCCAGCATCTAACAATAATTTCACTATTTTATAATATCCGTGAAAACTAGCATGTCGCAAAGCATAATCACTAAAATGATGCACATTTGCGCCATTATCGATTAAAAGTTTAGTTATTTCATAGTATCCATTATCACATGCATTTTTTAATGGCCAATCATCACCATAATGTATATTTGTTGCTCCAGCAGCAATTGCATCTTTGACGATCCAAGTTATGCCTTGTTCAATTCCAGTCTTAAACTTTTCTTCAGGAGATAGATTCTTAAATATAGCTTGAAGCTCTTCTTCAGATCTTGGCGTCAAGTGTTTGATGCTTTCATTCACAAGTTTAGCTCTCATTAAAAATAATAGTTTGTTTTATATATCTTCACTAAAACAAAACTACATTACTATTTTTCTCTTTGAAGTTAAAATAAACTGCTTCAGATATTTTTTGATTGTTTTTGCCTGGCTTTCCCGAGCCCATAGATTGTCTTAGAATTTTATGGCTCCAGTTAGCTCCCAATTTTTCCAGTTTTTCCATAGAAAAGACATCAGTGTATATGACAGGCCCGGGCCATTCTTTGATAAGATTTAAAAATTTTTCATATTCTGTTCCTAAGATCGTATATGTTCCCGATTCTTTATCAAGATAAGGAGGATCCATAAATAGCATTGTTTCATGATTGACATAACTAGGCAGCCATTCTAGATAATCTTGATTAAACAATTTTATGTCTTTATATGCATTATGAATTTCATTAAATCTTTGCTCATTCATATTTCTAGTTGCAGCTGTTCTGCCTATGCCTCGAAAACCCCAGCCTTGATTAAATCCGTTAGGCCCGAAACGCATCAACGAGTTTATTGCAAAGCTGCTAATAGCCCAATAGTACATGCCTTCTTTATTTCCAGTGTTTGTTCTATGATATTTCTCATTTAGAGCAGTTCTAGCTGCATAATAATCTTCTTTTATTTGCATGGGATTTCCGAATGACCAGACTTCTTCGATGACTTCATTGAGCTCTTCATAGCTTCCGTGCTTGAATGCATCATGGATCTTGAAGACATGATAATCAATGTCATTAAGAATAATGTGATGAAATAAGTGAGAGACTGCAAGTGAAACAGTTCCAGATCCAGCAAAGGGCTCGATAAAAGTAGTCACAGAATTCTTGACGCTGTTGACGAGGTTCAAAATAATAGGTAAGAAAAGAGTTTTGTTTCCCGGATAAACTATGTAATTGAGATTTGACAAATTTTTATCTTTTTTATTATATTGCTTGAGACTTACTTTGTTTCTCTTTTAAAGACAAAAAAACCCTGAACTCTAAAGTCCAGGGTTTGCACAATTAAAAACACACAAACATGAAAAATTTTATTCTTCCCGAGTAACTTTTACTCCGTGTTTGTATTTTTTTGTAGAAAATCTTTTACTGCCCACGTTTTTTCCTGATAAAAACAAACGTAGGCACTTAATGTTTTTTGAAGTTGTTCATTAGTCATGTTTGCTTTTTTCCAGACTGTAAAAGACGATTTTGGATCCATGACAGCTAAAGTCTTGTCGACTTTTGTCCTGAATTGTGAGGGCTTTCTTCCCCTTTGTGGAGAAACATCATTTGAATTAACAATTTTGTAATAATTCATAGTCTTAAATTTTAATTAATTAATTAATATGAATACAAATATAATCATAATTCTTCAATTAAAAATACATTAAGTGTTAAACTTTTGTTAAAGTTCCAGCCAAAAATAAAATATGTTTTTTCCTGTGAAAATCCAATAAAAAACCCAAATGAAGGTGAAAAATATAATAGGAGCAAAAATAATAAACGAAACTGTTTTAAAAACAAATGCAAATCTTTGCTGAGGTGTTTCCCATTTTACAATATTATTTTCGTCACGCTCAATTTTAAAAATATTTTTCATAGTTAAATTTCTTTTACTTCATAACTTGTATAGCTTTCTTTATCTTCGGGATTGAAATAACGATAAAAAATTTTCCAATATTCGTCTCCATTTTCATTGATTGCGATATCTTGATAGTCATATTCATATTCAGTCACCCATTTATCAGCATCAACAAAACTGTCAAATTTTTGTTTGACAGTTTTTTCTTCTCCACTAATGCTGCTAAAAAAAATAACTTCGTATCTCATAATTTCAAATCTTTTGTTGTTTCATTGCATCTGTTTGTGATCATTTAATAAATGGCATCTAAGTTCATCAGCATTTCCAGAATATCCACAAAAGGGACACCATGAACTATTATCTTTTGGTTTATTTACTCTGTCAAATCTATCATCATAATCATCTTCTGTTAAATCTGGCAAAGGAGTTGTTATTATTTCCCATAATTTTTTCAAAAATGTTTTCATAGTCTATTTCATAATTTATATAATTTATAATTTCCTGTTTTTGCGAACATCAATCTTGTTTCTCCGGCATAAATAATAACATTTTCAAGAGATCGAATGTCATTTTCTTTTATGAACTCTTGTGCCTCGACAAGAGAAACTTTCTTGAGTTTCTGTTTAAATGGCAACATTACAATACCGTTACAATAACAATCAAGAACATCATATGTAGCTTTCTTTCTGCTCATCTTGTAAATGACATTTCTGCTCTCCAAGATGAAGCCTGCTGTCTTTCGTCTGACCAGCCCTTCCAGTTTTTGTATGTGCAAACTCGAACATCAAAATATTTGACTCCTTCCCTTATCTTGTAAGCAGCCTTGAGTGTCACATTGATCTCATGCTCAGATAATTTTCCACAACTATAAAAAACAACACCACCATTGCCCTCTTTTGTTCGAAGAACATAATCATCATCATTGGGTTCTTTTCCTTTTTCTACTAAAGCATAATTGAAGCTTTCTATAAGTTCTTCTGCTAAAGCTGATTTGTCTTCTTTTCTTCCTACAGATAAATCTAGTTTGCCGAATAGATTGAACTTACGAATGTTAGTCTTGAGATAGCTTCCAAAATTGCTCGAAGCTTTGAATTCATTTGTGTCAAAATTGGGTTGTGATAAGAGATAGTTATAAAGCTCTCGAACATTTAAGATCCCGACATTAGTCCAAAAAGAGGATTTTCCTTCAGTGTTAAAATTGCTCAATGCTTTATTAACTGCTTGTCTGATAATTTCTTCGTTTGCTTCGTTTTTCATGTTTACTTTTTATCTTAATAAACTATAACTTATATTCCACCTAAATCCTTCATCTTCTCTTACTGAAGCACTTTTGTTATTGAGCCTCATAATTATGCCTTGATGCTCTCCACCGTCTCTTCCGCTCCAATTGACAACTTGACCTCTATGAAAAGGTGATTTTGCGGCTCGTCTTTTCATATTGATTTTTGCATTCCACGCTGGATTGACAAGATGAATGATTTCAGACAGTTCATCAAAAGACATTTCCTTTAACAATTTTCCTGAGAACAATGATCTTTCATGGGCTTCTAGTTCTTTGGGGCTTCTGGGTGTCAAATGCTTTATGCTCATTTCTTTCAGTCTTTAATAAGCAAATATAATCAAAAAACTTGAGACTAAAAAATCTTGAGCAATAAATTTTAACAAAATTTTAATTTTTATAAAATTTTATTCTTATTTTTAATATTGTTTTAGTAAAATTATCATTTGTTTCTTCGTCTTCTATTTCATAGCGTACATTTTCTTTTTTCAATGTTCTGAACAGCTGTTTCCTGTTGTGAAGATCAACTTGCATAGACAATGTATAATAATGCACTAAATGATGATGAAGATTATAAATAACATTCTTACTAAAGCCAGTAGACATTAATTTTATGTCAATGATATGCAACCTTTTGCATAGTTCCGTTTTCGCAAAATCTAAATCCATGTGAAAAAAATCCATAGAAAAAATCAAATCTTTGTATGATATAGTTGCAAGATATGCATTTATCTCCTCTTCTGATCTTGGTGTAAGATGTTTTATCATTTATAGATTTTCATTCGTATTTTATATACATTTTTTGTATAATCATTATATTCGTCTGATTCTTCATCTTCTATTTCATAATGTATGTCTTCTTTTTCTAAAGCGTCATACATATATTTTCTGTTATATCCACGCATATGTACTATTACTGTATAGTATTGCACTACGCTATGGATAAAATTGACGGCACATATTCTTAAGCCATTCATCCCTATGTCAACGATGTGCAACCTTCGGCATAACTCTTTTTTCATAAAATTTGAATCCATGCCAAAAATCAAATCTTTTAAAGATACAGCTGCAAGATATGTCTCTATTTCTTCTTCAGATCTCGGTGTAAGATGTTTGATCACAGCTTTTTACTCTTAGTCATGAAAAGATTTATCTTCATCATTATAAGCTAGCCAAGCATTTTTGCCGAATGTCTTATGGAGAACATCAATTATTTCTTCGTCTGAAGCAAAATCATCTACAGCAACAGTTTCAGTTGTCTCATTGTCATCGTCTAACGTAACCCAAATCGTTCTCATTTTTTAATGCCTTTGTTTATGTGTTTTTTGAGTTCTATGGGTGCACACTTGTCACACCAGACAAGATCTGTCTTACCCTCGAACTCTGCTTTTGTCAAATTCTCTTTTATTATCACTCGACACTTGTTGCATAGGATAGCACCATATCCATTGTTGAATTTTATGATAGGCTTAGGCCCCTTTAATTTTGTCATTTTTTTATAAATGCTTGTTTAACGTTAGGATCTTTTTTAACTTTGTTGATAAAATTATAAGGATATTTAATTTTATCATACTCTCTCACTCTTGGACTTGACATCCAATCTTGCAAAACTACTATCACTGAATATCCACCTGGTCTATGGGATAATTCATTTTCTCTATATTCATTGCCTACTTTAAATGTTGTCATAATTTTAACATGCTTTTGATAATTGCTCTAAGTCCTCTCTTGAAAATTTATGATATTGAACACAAATAGGAATAAAATCTTCTTCATGTAAATACTTTTTATAAAATTTGATTGCATCTTTAAAAGATTTGCATTCATTAAGTGGGCAAAAACAATGAATATGTTTATGATATTTTTTATCATATACAAACACGTCATACCACAAGATGCAGTCTCCGTTTTCCAGATTGTCTTTGATTGGAATTACTTTCATTGCTTTCTGAATCTAAAATACACAACTATAGAATCTATAATGTGATACATTATCATTCCCACCAGCAACATGACTATAGTTCTTACATTTAATATAGATGGAAATGCAAGGCTCACTAACAGCCAACCAATTGTAATAATAAAAGCTGAAGCTACAATAATCACCAATCTTTCTTTTAACGTAAGCTTATTCATGTTTCTTAATTTTAGGATATATGCATAATTCATTTTGAAGTTCTTCTTCTGAAACTGGCGATAAATACCAATCTAGATTTAATTCCCAGACTAAGTCATCTTTATGAAACTCTATTGCTTCTATCATTACAGAGTTCTTGTATTTGCCATAGATGACCATATCTTCTTTCGGCAAATCACAGGCAGATGTAATTTTGATTTTCTTAAAAAATTCACTCATCATTGAGTTGTGTATAGATTATTACTATTGAAAACACGCCTAAGACAAATCTGGAGAATACACCCCAGTGTGCAAGATTAAAAGACCAATTGCACAAAGACAAAAATAGAAACCAGAATAGCATTCCTGCTAACATCCAACCTAATTTTTTTAAGTTTTTCATTTTTTTTGCCATCTTGGTGTTGCTGTCATAGTTCTATAAGTGTCCCATATTTTAGTTCTATATTCTTTAGGGAAATCTGCAATTTTTAAAGCTCTTGCAAGTGTACACTTACGTCCAAACTCTTTGCTGAATTCATCTGTCTTCATGCATCTTGCTTCAGCTATGCTAATAGGGACATTTCCAGTTTCGATAACACAAACAGTTCGATGTGTATCTTTGGCCTTTGGATATCGCCATCTGATCTTGTAATTGTCAATTATCATAGTTTAAAATATTAATGTAATACAAATATAATCAAAAATTATGACATAAAAAAATATTAGCTATTTTTATTTCATGTGTTGTTTCAAGAGCTTCACCACTTCAGCATGCCCATAAGCACTTGCCCATCGCAGAGCCTCATCATTATCTGCATGCACATTTGCTCTAGCATCCAACAACAGTTGCACCACTTCAGCATGTCCATTTAAGCTTGCCCATCGTAAAGCCCCATCATCATTTCCATGCACATTTGCTCTAACGTCTAGCAGCACCTTCACCACTTCAGCATGCCCATAAGCACTTGCCCATCGTAAAGCCCCATCATCATTTGCATGCACATTTGCTCCAGCAGCGATCGCATCTTTGACAAGCCAGGCTATGCCTTGTTCAGCTCCAGTCTCTAGCTTTTCTTGAGGAGACAGATTTTTCATAGTAGTTTGAAGCTCTTGTTCAGATCTTGGCGTCAGATGCTTTATCATTTTATATCTATTTTAACAACAGCTCTTTCTTTATAAAATTCTATTGGCTTGTTTTCATTTCCAAACCTTGCATCCATTTCGCAAAGCACATACAAAGGCTCTTTAAGAATTTTTGCTATTTCTTGTAATTTATTTGAATCATCAAAAAAATCCAAGTCCCCGAACCAGCATTTTCCTCGTGATTCAGTGACTATGTTAGCATTAAAAACAACTTCATGATCTGGATATATTTCTCTGTATCCGCTTTTTGATCCAGTGATCATACGCCCAATCATAAGGCCATTTTCTGCGAATATCCTTTCTACAGATTCTTCAGCACTGAATTCCGAAGGCATATAACCTTCAAGCTTTACAACTTTTACGTTTTTCATTTTAATATGTGTTCTAATAAATTAAGATTAAGATTTTCTTGATGTCTTCATCTCCAGGCATCCATTTAGGATCTGATGCTTCCCATTTGTCATTATTGAATTTCCACTTATAGACTATCTCATCGAACGTGTCAAAATTGTACTGGCTGTATGTCTCGAAGAACCTGCAGTTCTCGGGCTCTGAACCTATTCTGTTGATGATTTCTGTCGCCAATTGCTCTGAGGCATTTGTCACAGATGTGCCCTCGTTGATGTCCATGAACAATATGAGGTGCTTAAACACTTCCTTGTCCGATGTGTCAGAGTCGATCCTGACCACGCAGTGAGATGGGACTCTCCCAAACCCTTTGAATGCATGAATAAATTCTTTTTTAAATTCTTTTTTCATATCACAGCACTTTAAAGGGTTTCCACTTTATGTTTTTCGATCCTTCGTCTCTGTTGTATTCGACGTCATCCACTTCTGTGAACTCTCCGTCACAGACGATTCCAGTAGCAGTGAAATGATGCTCACCATCCTTTGACTCTCCTTCTGTGTGATGCATGAACACGTGCCCATCTCCTGCGTCATCATATCGGTCTCCGAGCTCCCAGATCACTTCTACGTAATTCTCGCCTAGCTCCTCAGGCAGTTTTTCCCATGTTTTCATTTATCCATTGTTTTATCCAAATGTATCCCACTATAAATTCCAATATCCCCATTATAATAAAAAATATATTAAAAAATATGGAATATTTTGTATCAGGAAACATCGTAAATCCTGAAATGAATATTAGCAGTATTCCCATGTTAAATTTTAATGTTTTCATTTTCTTCTGTTTGTTTCCGAAATTAACTCTTTGGCGTCACTCACATTGCCCCCTTTGATGTACTCCATTACTCTTTTCTGCATGTTGTCATATTCTTCACTCGCTTTCTCTTTGTCTTTTTTAGTCCAGGTGACAACGCCATTGACTTTTATCTTGTCTGGCCAATAGCCATCGTAATTCCACCACTCCTCGACTTCATCTCCAACTTCGAAGCCAAAACATCCTGTCATCGTTTTATTGCCGTGTTCGTTTGTATAACATGCATAAGTTCCTGAAGGTGTTGACTCAATAGATTCAACTGTAAATTTTTTGTACATAATTTTAATAATTATATGAGTTATGTAAAACAAAGGTTTTTTTGCCTACTTTAATAATATAATCAAGCGCATCATAAAACTGCTCTGAATCTTTATCAAAGCCATATCCGGCAGATTCCAACATTTCTTGAGCTTCATTATACTGTTTCTCTGTCAAAGCATAAACTATATTTTCGACACTCACATAATATATATTTCCTGAGGGTTTCATACTTTAAAATCTTTAATAAAATCTTCATATGTTTTTATCGTTATGCCTTTTTTCTCAGCTGTCTTCATCTTGTTGCTCGTTGACTCATAAGAGTCTGTAATCAAGAACTGACATTCTTTACTTGAGATTGACACTTCTTCAACATTCTCAAACTGTGAGATGAACTCTTCTTTCGTCGAGTATCCGTACCCGCGAGGTGAACCCGTCATACATACTTTAATTGTTTCCATATTATTATTTTTATTAAGTTTAGTTTCTGGCTTATCTACGAGGACACCGAGTGATTCGAGATCACTTACTGCTCGTTTTATATAGGATTCTATTTCAGGCTCATGCAATTTAGCTACAAGCGCTCTTTCTAAGCTTGCATAATTAGGCTCCAGACCGCAGTGTTCTCTTGCTATTTGAATAGAAAGCTTTCTGCCTACATTATCATATCCTAACATTATGATAATTTGTTCATATGTCAAAGATTTGATATTCTTGAATGCATTGACAAAAATCTCATGAGAACGAGAGTTAAACTTTATGCCATATTTTTCAATTGAGCGCTCATGCCCGTGAAAATAAACCCATTTCATAAGTTCGAACATATTCTTGAAGTCTTTGGCAAAGGGCTCAAGCGTTCTTCCTCCTACACTTTTAAGATCTATGACACCACTTGCACTTGCAAGCTTCTTGGCTATTTTCCCGATGCAATTTTCATTTTGACACATCAGGTGAATTCCGTCAAAAGTAAGCTCATTTTGACATGATGGGCAATGAGTTGGGAGCGTAATAGTCTCAAATGATTTAACTACAATCTCTTGCACTTCAGGGATGATATCCCCAGCTTTGCTTATTTTAAACACTGCACCCGGTCCTATCTTATTGTTAAGAACATATCCGGCATTATACCCGGAAGCTCTTTTGACAATTGTTCCAGCCAGTTGAACTGGTTTTAAGAGAATCACTGGAGCAAGTTCTCCTGTTTTCCCGACATTCCAATCTAAGCCCTCAAAACTTGTAATAACTTCATCAGGAACAAATTTTATTGCGATTGACCAAGAAGGCGCATGCTCATTGACTCCAAGCTGAGCTCTAAGCTCGCAAGGGAATGAAATCACCACGCCATCCAGCTGAAATTGAAAAGTTGCTCGAAGCTTTTCGTAATACTTCATCATGGTGACATAGTCTTTACGAAAAAAATTCATGTCATATACTTTCGAATACAAAGGATTTGTGAACCAGCGTTGCTCTTGGTGAATTCCGTCTACAATAAAATGCAAAGGAATTATTGTCAAGTCGTTTATCTTTTCTTCATTATAATCATCCTTTCCGATTACGCCTGCAACAAAGTTTCGAGGGTTTGAGAACTCATCTGCATATTTCTCTGCAAAGACTTTAGTGTCTATAACTACTTCACATCTGATTTCGACTATCGAGTCTTCATCCACCGTCAAGCCGTTCAGTTTAAGTTCTTCAGGAATAATAGTCTTAAATCTTTCTGAAACATCTTTACCTGTAAATCCATCACCACGAGTTAAAACTTGAAGAAGTTTAGTTCCTTTATAGATTATGTTAATTGCATTTCCATCAAATTTTGGAGAACTTATTAAAGCCGGCAAAAAATGAACAAGCGCAGATTTCTTGTTGTACCACGCATTAAAGTCTTCTTCTTTATAAACTGTAGCCTCGGCAATTTTATATGTTTGAAGCTTATCAAGTGAAAGCATCTTAGTCGGATGCTTGAAATCAAAGTCTTTTCTCTTGCTTCCTACTTGATCTATTACTTTTGATCCAGCTTCTTTAAGCTGTTGCTCAATATAGTCAAAAGCTGAATCCGACATTATCGGAGTCCCTTCATAATATGCAATCTTAGCTTTAAGATATTGATACTCGAGATGTTCTATATTTGTCATATTCAAAATATTTGATGCTTAAAATGTTCGTATAAATCCTCTTTGTATGTATCCTTATATGAATACCCGTGCTTGTTTTTGGACGCTTTGGATATTGCTAACTTGGGAGCATGTGGAATAAATTGTTTCAATGTTAAATCAATGAAGTATTCCTGATCTTTGATAATATATCCTATCCAGTAATGTTCCCAAAATCCAAAATTACCACTATAAATAACTAATCTTCCTTTGAGTCTTTTATTTTTTAAGATTTTTGCAATATATAAACAAGCATATTCACACATAGAAGATACATCCACTTTGTAATCACCTACAATATCTTCTCCTTCAGTCTTAAGCCATTGTGTGAATTTGTCAGGATTTATAGAAAAATCAAATTTTACGTTTTTTTCAAATTTAATCTTAGCAAATGGATCATCCCAAGATACTGGTTTATTTTTGAAATAATCTTCAAACATACTTCCAAAATCAATATTATTAGTTTTTTGAATAGTTTTCATGATACAAATATAAACAAAATACTTGACACTAAAAAATTATTTGAAGCTTTTTTTCTTTAATTGTTCTTGAAGTTGTTTAAAGCTATTGACATCCATGCATTCGAGCTCTTCTTCTGTGACTTGTCTTAGACTGTCACAATTTTCAATCTCATATATTGCAGGTGAAGAATATCCAATGTTTATTTGTAGTCTGTCAAGAAATTCGTTTCTTCCAACAAACCATAACAAGCCGACTGCTTTTTCATTTTGAAGTGTTAATTCAACAACTTCACCAATTAATTTTTGTGCTTGCTCTATAATCATTTTATTCCATATTTTTTGCACGATTTTTTGTAATGCAATTCATGATGCTGCAGGTGAACCGGACAAAGTTTAGTGAATATCTCATAAAATTCAGCATTATGTCCCGGTCCTTCAATGCCGTATTTCTTGAATTTTAATTTATGAGATAACTCATGAGCTGTGTAGTAAACAAAATATCCTTTTGGCCTTTTTGTAATAGTCCAAATCGGAACTGTAAATTGGCCGCCTTCAAAATATGCTCGGCCTCTACTGGAATCTACTACATATCCTTTAATGTCACTGACATCTATGTCTTCATCATAAGATGCTAATAAATCTTTAACTGCTTTGTCTATTTGATTCTGAAAATGCGGCTGGATGTTTTTTATTCTTGTCATATACTATTCTTTAATATATGATACAAATATAATCATTATTCTTGACACTAAAAAATAATTTAAACAGATTATGCAACAAAGGGTCTTTTTATTTTAAGACCCTCTGCTCATTTTCTATAATCCAAGATGCTTGTTTATGTGCTTTATGTGAAAGTCATGTTCTGCCACGGTTTTTTTCATTGCTGTCACATCACCATTGATTTTGTCGATGTCTAATTTTATCCCTTTGATTTCCACATTGATAGATTTGATTTCTACATTAATTCCTTTAATTTCTATTCTAAGTTCCTTAATGCTGTCTTCTATTTTTACTAATGCCTTAAATATTTCTTTTTTGTGTTCGTCAAGCATCTCTTTCACTCCATCGCAAATTATCTTTGCATTATTGCAATATGCACTTTCTATATTGGCTTGTGTTATCTCATCTTGTCTATCCATCAATAGTTTGAACCATTTTTGATCATCAATATTAATGCTCATTCCACCATTTGTTTTTTCACTTAGTGGAAGATTTTCATAGTTTTTGCTTATATCATTTGCCATAACTAATTATTCATTTTTTCTTTTAAATCTTCAATTTCTTTTTCTAATTTATCTATTATATTTATTAACGAACGATTTTGAATTATTACATCTTTTATTGTTAAATTCCCGTTAATAATTAAGTTTCCTTTTGCATCTAACAATAAATTATATTTATCATAATTTGCAGATGTTACTCCTAAAATTGGCCTGTTTGTTAATTTATTATTATATGTATTTCTTCCATCTAAAATTATCAACGGAATGTTTGAAGGAGTGTTATTTCCCGCAATTCCAACAAAATAAAGACCTGCGTCATTCTCATCACTCCCCATGCCTATGATTTCAGGAACAAAACCGACTGTTGTTCCGTTTCCCATTGAAAAACCGAATGACCCATCTCCAATATGCAAAGCTGTCATTATGGTGTTCTTCGGAACTGCAATGTCAAATTTGTAATTGAACAACGGAGATCTACCTAAGCCCACGCTTCCGTTGTCATAATATATGTTTGTGTCTTTGAATTTGTTATTTGTCAATATGTTAAGAGAAAAATCTAATGTCATCCAAAAAATGTTTCCCTCTATGTCTCTAGACAACTGTTTGACTGTGTCTCTATTGTCATCGAATAACGGAATAGTTTCCTTTAAAAATAGATTTTTGTTGTCAGAACGATTGATTTGATTCAGCAACAGATTTTTATCGTCGTGTTGATACATGTTTTAGATATTGGCAGAGGGTTTTTTGCTCTTTCTCTTCTTTGATTCTTTGAGCATCTTGTTCCAGTTTGATATCATTGACACTAGTTCCTTGCAGATCTCATATTGCTCAGTTTTTTTGAACTTCTCGAGTATCTTGTTTATGAGAATCGGCACATTTTGTGTATTGACTATGATGATAGCTTTCTTGTCAGCATAGATAGTGAAGGGCTCTTCATCTTGAGTGTGCGTATGTATGTAGTCATAAACTTTTTTTGAGAATGAATTGAACTCATCGTTTTCGTAGAACTCTGAATATTGATCGCTGGGGTTGAACGAGAATAAAATTCTTTTGTCTTTTGTCGGCCCTATAGTTTCGAGAACAGGCAATAATTTTGCAGCATCTTCATTCTCTTCAAAGTTTTTGTATTCATTAATAATGCCAGATGCAGTTGAATCAATTAATCTTTTAATATCAATAACGGCTTCACGATAATTTCTATATAATATATTATCTGTAACTTTCCAATCTGGATTGATTTCTGAATCATGGACAAACAAAGCATGAGAATGCACAGCTTCTTCCAGTATATCAGATATAATCCTGTTTAAATCTTGTGGATCACGTATTGGATTTTCTCCCCAAATGCACCAAGTATTAAGCACTGTTATCAATCTTTTTGTCCGGATTGTCTTGTATTCAGAAAAAAGAAATACCAATTCTTTTTCAGAGAATGTGTAAGATGTTGGATTATAATCTTCAACTATCCCATTTTGATAAATTAAGACACCCATCGTATAAATGCTTCTTTATTCTATATATTTACGAAATTATGATTATTTTTGAAATCTTTTCAAAGCATTTTCAGTGATAAACACATATTTAGCTTTGCCTATGAAATCATCTAACGTCTTAGCGTTGCAATAGCTCATTGCTGATTTAAGATAGTCTTTGAAGTTCTCGGTCCATTGTTCTAGTGTATATTCCACTTTTTGATATTTCGTAATGCCTTCTGCAGTTACAAGTTTGCTTTTTCCCCAGCTTCTTTGCACTGCTTTAGTGCTCATGCCCCTGTATTTCTTTTTAATCGGAAAGCCCCATCTCCACAGAATTTCAGCTAATTTATAGCTTATCTTGATTTTCCATAGATAATTAAAGCCTGCAGACTCGATAGCTTTGTTAAAGATAGACCCACACATAACGAAATCTGCGCCCAATGCAAGAGATTTTATTACATCAGAATAGTTTTTGACACCACCGTCTGCTACAATCTTGGTGTTTATATCATAATGCTTTCTTAATTCATAACATTCTGAAATTAAAGATCCCATAGGATAATTAACTGACACATTAGCACTTGTAGTGCACCCAGCACCTACACCTATCCCTACGCGAACAAAATCTGCCCCAGCTAATGCAAGGTTGATAAAAGTTTCAGGATTTCCAACATTTCCTATCATTAAAATCATTTTTGGCCATTTTTCCTTTATTTCCTTTATTAAATAAATTAAATTAGACATATGTGCATTGGCTATATCAATGAGAACATTTTTATGATTATAGAATGTTTCATCATAAGAACGAGAATTGCGTTCGTCATTTCTTAATTCATGCAATGATTTTTCTATTTCACAAAGACCAAATGCTTGAAAATGTGGATATTCATAATCACAATCAATATATGTGCCTCTTGACAGACATGGAATGATTCCATTTTTTCTATATTTTTTATAATTGTCTTTTGAAGTTACAGTGTCCATGGGCGAGGACATCAAAGGCAAAGAAAAATATATTATTATACTATGTGGAGTTATAAATCGTAAACTGGTGTCACATTGTCTTCTACTATAGATATCACTTATTTCAGCAGGCATAAGAGTGATGTCAGACAAATCCCATTTAATATTATTCATTTTTTATTTATTATATGTGGAAAAAGAAATATTGTTTTTATAGATATATAAAATATATAGTGATTAGCTTTATAGGAAAATATAAAGCAACATTTGGATAAGTAAATGCTGTCTCACTATAGTTTATATATTTTGGATAAGATCTATGGCAAGTTTAAAAAAATCTTATAAGTATTATTACATTTATAAAACATTTAATTTAATAAATAAAAGATGTTATGTAGGTTTTCATGCTACAGATAAAGAATATGAATATGATTATTATTACGGAAGCGGAAAATTATTAAAACGTGCTATTAAAAAATATGAAATAAAAAATTTTATTAAAGGTGTTATAGAATATATTGATTTTCAAGAATGGCGAGAAAAGGAAATATACTGGATTAAAAAAATGCATTCTCATATTAGCGAAGGCGGGTATAATTTAACTAGAGGAGGAGAAGGATCACTAGGACGAAAGCATACTAAAAAATCAATAATAAAAATGAAAAAATATATACGTACCGAAGAACATAAAAAACATTTAAAAGAAAATAGAGCACATTTATTTGGAGAAAAAAATGGAATGTTCGGAAAAAAACATAAAAAGAAATCAATAAATAAAATGAAAAAAGCAAAACAAAATATATCTCAGGAAACGCGAGATAAATTACGTAAATCAAAAAAGGGAAAACCTAATTACAAACTTCGCGGAAGAATTAGATCTAAAGAACACTGCGAAAATATTAGAAAATCAAAATTAAATATGTCTCAAGAAACACATGATAAAATAAAAAATAATACTCGTATTGCAATGCAAAAACCTGAAATTAGAGAAAAAATAAGAATTGGTTTGAAAAAAAGAGAAAAATTAACATGTCCCATTTGTCATAAAACGATGGATCCTTCAAATTTTAAAAAATATAAACACGGTGATAATTGTAAAAATAAAAGATTATAAATTTTTTGCGTCAATGTTCTCAAGATCTTGATTACCTTTTATTATATGTGGAATCTGAGGTTTAGTTTCAGGCTTTTTGGGGCTTTCTGGAATTTCGGGCTCTTCTGGATTGTGTAAATTTGCTATGTTTTCTTCACTATAATCGTGCTCTTCTGGCGTTTCTAGATGCCAATCTTTACCCAATTCTTTCAGTTTCTTGATCACGTCTTTAGGTGTCATTTCTACAGTTTGTGCTGCACCAGTTACAGGATTCTTGAAGTGAAAAGTCTTAGTCATTGCAGTTTTCTCTATAGGCTTAACTTTTGACACTGTAGGAATCACAGGCTCTCCGGGTTCTCGAATAATCGGTTGTTCAGCAGGCTCTTCAATAGGTGTCCCATTGACAGAAATTTCAGGTTGCTCATATCTGTGCAAGCGCTTTAGTCTTTCATTTGTCAGCAAGATATCTTTATTCGAATCTTCCGTTCTTCCCCAATATCCTTGATCATCTTTATTTGTGATCTCTATAGTTGTGAATATCTTGTCACCGTTTTTGTCGAGTTTTGCAAATTCATATTCATCACCGACTTCTACAAGTTTTCCTAAGCGCTTCATTCTTTCAGGTGTCAGAAGGATATCAATCTCTGAGCCTGCAGTTTTGCCCCACCAGCCTTCATCAGTTTTACGAGTAATAGTAATAAACGTTGGAAGATGATGTTGCTTAGTTTCTCCAGACTTATAATGTATATTAGTAGATTTTGAGAATTGGAACACATCACCAATGTTGATTTCTCTTTCTTGAGGAGCAACTTCATGTGTAACAGGAGCTTCTGCTGGAATTTCTGGGCCTTTGGGTTTGTCTTTGACCATAACAACAGGCTTGCCAGTCTCACCCCTTTTAAGAACTATTTCTTTGCTATCCTGAGACACAGATCTCCAATCGTGCTTCTGCAAGTCATAGAATGTTGCAACTTTAGGTGATGAAGGCCTGATGCCCTTAGGATGTTGACGCTGCGGAACATAACGCATCATGAGCGTGCCAATCGCGGGCCGGATCTCATTGTTCAATTTGATAAACTCAAAGTTGACTATTTTCTTACGCAAGAGATTTCGAAGCTCGGGAACTGTCAGTGGCTCACCGATGAGCAAGCGCTCTAATAACAATGTGTCATAAAGATAATTTACAACAAAATGATTTTCTTCTGATTCACAGATTCTATTTTCAAAAAGGATCTCAGATATTATATTCTTAATAAGAAGCTCGGTCATTAAAAACACTTTTATTTATATATTTTAATAAATTTTTTATTTTTGGAATCCCAACCATACCCTCGCTTCCTCATTACTTCATATCTTTCTGGGATATCTAACCACTTTCCAAGTTCTTCATCCCAATTATATTCCCATGATCCTTCATAATAACTACCTTTATCGTATGATCTATCATGTTTATAATTATTATCTTTAATCCATTGACTGTCTTTTTTATGTATTTCTGCTTCATGTGCTGCATAATGTTTTTGATTTTCTTGATAAGTTTCTTCATCAAAGCCTATATACTCTGATATATCTTTAACTACTTGTTTCCACATTTTTTTTGTAAAAGATTTTATAGGTATCCAATCTAATTCATTTTGATATTCATCATCACTGCTAATTCCATTAAATGCCACAGTATCATAATAAAATTTAATTTCGACTCCTTCTTCTCCTTCTGAAACATATAATGAAATAGTTTCATGTATTTCTGGAACATCTACAGAAAATTGTGTGCCTGACTCAAAATTACCGTCAAATTCAGCATTTAAATATGGCAAATATTTTTTAACTGCATCTTTTAATGCTTTTATATTTTTATCAATTTCCTCTTCAGATCTTGGTGTAAGATGCTTTATTGCTTCATTTACAAATTTTGCTCTCATTTTGATTATTCTTCATTTAATTCAGGATACATCTTTAATAAAGCTTCTAGAGTTATTTGTCTATCTGTTTTATCATATATAAGCATCTTCTTATCTGAAATATTAGGATAAACAGTTATAACATATTTTTCTTTTTTTAATAAATCAATTAAAAAATAACATTTATTATAACTACTTAACTGATACTGATCAAAATATCTTGCTGCTTCTCGAAGATTTCCTTTATTAGAAATTGACCATTCACTTGTTCCTAATTCTAATGCTGCTTTTACTGAAGGAATATCTATCAAAAAAACATAATCATTATTAAAAATTATTTTAGCTCCAGTTTGTTTTATTTTTCTAATTAGTGGCGCTTTTCCTAAGCCAATGCCCATGTCTTCTATAGGATCAGATTCATCTGTAAACTTTTCATATATAAATTTAGCTCTCATTGAGTTGTTTTATTTATATATCTAAAAACAAAAGCTCTAATTTCTTAGAGCTTCATTTTGATAGTTTAGTTTGGAGAATTAATATTTCCATCCCAATAATTTCCAAATTCTTTATTTTTTTGTTTAATCCATTTAAATACTTCTCTGGCAAATTTATTATCAGATATTGGTTCAGTTATATTCCATTGCATATCATCAGCCCAATCATCGTTAATTAACCATTGTATAAATTCTCCTCTACCAAATACGTTTTCATGCATATCAGTTTCTACATTACCAAATCCGGCGCAGTCATATGCGCTGGATAAATCAAGATCGTGACTTTTAATTATCATTTCATCTACTAAAGATGCTATTCTTTCAGCTCTTTCAGGAGTCATAAAACGTTCTTCGTTTAGACTCTCTTTAACTAATTTTGCTTTCATATTTTTCTTTTATTTTAAATCATTTACATTTAAAACAACAAAATCATCATCAGGAAATCCATCTATAAACGAATAACTTATGTTATTATTATTTAATTCTTCTAATAACTCATCCCAATCAACAGATTCATTCCATGAACTAACAAATACAGCGTCTTTTTCATCAATTCCCAACGCATTAATTGCATCATAAAATTTTCCGCGAAATTTCTTTGCATACACATTTTTCACCTCACTGAAATAAGTATAATCTAATTCATCTTTATTAAGAATTGACGAAGAATCATTAAGACTCTCTTTAACTAATTTTGCTTTCATATCTTTTTTAATTTATATATCTACTTAAAAAAACAAAAAGCTCCTATTTCTTAGAGCTTTTGTTAATGCCTCTTAATATCATCTAATCTTGATCTTCAGATTCAATATCTTCAATCATTTCATCATATATAGATTTGGTCAAATATTTCACATTTATATGATCTGGAATTAAACTTTGGTACATTGATCTCCCTCTTCCTAGTTTTACATGAGCTGAAGTCATTAAAGGTTGAGAACCATCATAAAATTGAAATCCGTTTTGTTCATCTAATATAAGAGCAATACCTCCTTCTTCATTATTATGGAATTTAAGTCTTTCATCTTCTACAAGAAATATTAAACATGCTATTTCTTTATCATTTTCATCTAAAGCAAGTTCATCTGGAAAATCTTCGTCGCTTTCTGTTAATTTAATTGCTAATTTTTTTTCTAATTGTTTAGCTAATGAACGAATTTGCGGATATTTTTTTGAAAATTCTCGCAGTTCATTTTTACGTTCATCACTAAAGTATCTTGAATTTTGAATTTTTTCATCATCAAGAGATTCTTTAACTAATTTTGCTTTCATATCTTTTTTAATTTATATATCTACAAAAAAAACACTATTTTTCACTATTTTTCATAATCTAAAAATACAGCGCATTTAGATATACAATACATCGCTGTAGATATTACGGCTTCTTCATGAGATAAATCTCCATAATAAGTTCCATCTTCAAATTCCCAACCATTATAAGTTTCTGCTCCAAATAATTCTCCTGATGAACCTTTATGATCTAATACTTTTTCTATTTCCAGGATTATTTCATGATTTTTTATTTCTCCAGAAGGCTCAACCGCCCTTTCGACAAGCGAATTAAGTTCATCCATTAAATCTTTAGCAAATTTTTTGGGAACATCTTTCCAAAATTCCGGATAAAAATAAACTTCATCATCCACAAATTTTCCAAGTTCATTATGAACAGCTAGTTCATCTGGTTCTCCATAATATTCAATATTAACTAAACCGCTTTTAAGACTAATTTTTTCCATGATTTTATACTTTAATTAAATTATAGTACAAATATAATCAAAATACTTGACAAAAAGAAATGTTTTACTGTTTATTTTATCCGCATTTACTAAATGTGCATTGCGAACAATGTCTGCAATTTTCTTCTTGAACCATACTGCTGCCACATTCCGGACATTTCTCTAATGTTAATTCATCATCAATATATCTTGATAATGTTCTTCTAAGAGCAGATGAAAAAGAAGTTACATTTTCATCTATTTTTGATATAACATGATTCACGTATTTAACAGGAGCACCGTGTCTCAATATCATTGATGCAGACAGTGTCAGTGTTTTTTCCTCCACTCTGCTCATTGCCAAATTCAGATCTGAGATTTCAAATTCTCCATTCACAAATTTATACTCTCCTTTCTTAACTTTAATTGTTTTTCCTTTTGTGTTTTTCTCCATTGGTGGATTTTCAAATGCAAAAACTTCCCAAGGTCTGTTTGTTCCTGGCCATAGTCCCACGATAACGGCAAATTTTACTCCTTTAACAGTTGCAACATAATAATCTGCTTCAAGAACTTTAGGTCTTTTAGGCGCATGATTGATTTTGAATTCTTCTTCTTTCTTGATCAAGACCCCAGAACGAGAGCCTTCTCTATAAACTGTAAATCCTTTGCAGCCTAGTTCCCATGCTTTCATATATAGATCTGATACAGTTTCTTTAGTTACATCTGATTTTAAATTAACAGTTTTGCTTATGCTATGATCTATCCAATGCTGAGCAGTTGATTGGATATCTATACCTTTTAAAAAATCTATTTCATTGGCAGTTGCCTTATAATATGGAGATTTTGTTATGTCTGTTTCACCCGTTATTTCCATCCATTTTTTTAAACCATGGTGATAGACAACATACTCTTGCCATTTATCTCCATTTTGATCAATAAAATCGGGCTTTATTTCAACATTCATTATTTTTTTTCTTCTTTTATATTCCAACATAAAAATTGGTTCTATGCCAGAAGATGTTTGTGTCATAAGACTTACTGTACCTGTTGGACTTTGGGTATTACATGCTATATTTCTTCTTCCATATTTTTTATAATCTTCATATAATTCTTTATCTGCAAGCCATAATTTAGTAAGAAAAGAATGATCTTTTTCTAATTCTAAATTAAAAATTGGAAAGGTTCCGCGTTCTTTTGCAAGATTAATAGACGATTTATATGTATTTAAAACTAAAGTTTTATATATTTCATTTACTTCTTTGATAGATTCATCAGAACTATATTTGATATTTAAATAAGCTAACGCATCACCCAAAGATGTTAGTCCTAAGCCTGTTCGTCTTCCATTAATTGCATTTTGTTTAATTTTGTTCCATAATTCTGTTTCTACTCTTTTAGTTTCATGATTTTCAGGATCATTTTTTATTTTTTTAAGTATTTTATCAATTTGTTCTAATTCGAGGTCTACTAAATCATCCATCAATCTTTGTGCTATCTGAATATGTTTTGCAAATAGTATGTAATTAAATTTTGCCTTTTCTGTAAAATAATTTTCTACATAACTAATTAAGTTTAAAACCATTAAACGACAACTATCGTATGAAGATAAACATAATTCTGCACAATTATGAACTAATAAATCATTAGCAAAAAAATTATAATTATCTCTAACAGATATGTCATACACGTCTTCATTTTGTATAACATTTATTTTTTTAATCTTGACTTCTTTTATCTTCATGGTTCATTATTCTTTTTAGTTTCCATTCTTTGACATTATTAATATTTTTTTCACAATACGGAGCAATATCAGTTATCAATATAAATTCAATATCTTTTTTTAATTGTTTTTTTAATTCTTCATATTTATATACTTTATCTTTCCAATATCCCTTTATTTCAACTATCTGTATAATCTTTTTATTATTTATTTTATCAAATATAAAAAAATCGGGTCTATATGATTTATTTTCACTTATTTTATATAATGTACATTCTACATCCCATATTATATTTTTTGAATCTAACCATTTGGCGTAAATATATTCCCAAGAACTTCTTAACCACACATATTTTTTAAAATATTTATTATAATAATACCCCTGAATTCCTCGTGCACATGAATTTTTTATTTTAACTTTTTTTATACATTCTTCAGATGCCCATCCTATTTTATTTTGTACTTCATATAAAGCTTTTTCTTTTCTTATTTTATGCAAATGATCTGTGATTTCATTATGTTTTCTTAGTATAATATCAAAAAAAGATTTCAATGTCATTCTTAAAACAGGATATGTTATTGGCAAATTTAAATACTTTATCATATATTTTATTCCATATTCTTTTTCATAATAATAATAATGTAATAATTTTTTACATTCTTGGTATCTTTCATCTTGTTTTATTCCCTCTACATCATGACCTGTATTTCCTCTGCATATAGGTATTCCGTGTTCATTTACAGTATGTTTAATAATAGTAATATAAAACTTTTTATTTTGAATATCACTTAACAAACTTCTTAATTTTAATAATTCATCCATAATCCTTGCTTTTATTTATATATTTATATTAAAAGCGAGGATTATTACCCTTATTGCATGTCTAATTCTAATAAAATATCGTTTTCTGTAAGTTTTGCCGCTTCAACCCATCCTCTATTTTTTGTATAGACTTTATGGTCAGGCGTTAATTTAATTCGTTTTCCATCTTCAAGTTCTAATTCAATAACGTTTGCTTTTATTTTTGTTAAACTAGCATAATCTAAATTTTTATGTTCTAATTGAGATGTTTTTATATTATAAGACATAATATAAATTTCATTTTTCATTTTTTGAAAATTATCACTTAATTCACGGATAGTTATTTTTCCTTGTGAAGTTTCAATTAAAGTATCACCTGTTAAGCACGGGTTGACTCCCGTGGTCTGAAAACCATAATCTTTATATATGTCTGATGGTGTATTTTTTAATATAGTATCCCAAAATAAAATTCCTGGTTCAGCTTGCTCCCATGTATTTGATATAAATAAATTCCATAATTTTTTTGCATCAATCTCTTTAAAAATAATTGGATTTTTTTCTGGCCATTTTTGTACATACATCTTATTATTTTTAACGGCCATCATAAATTCATCATTCACTCGAATAGAAATATTAGCGCCAGTTACTTTAGTTCTGTCATTTTTTATTGTTATAAATGTTTCTATTTGTGGATGATTAACAGCACATGATAAAATTAGTGCTCCGCGTCTTCCATTTTGCGCGACTTCTCTAGTTGTATTTGAAAATCTTTCCATGAATATGCCTATGCCGTCTGTAGTTTTTGCAGCATTGTTAGTTTGCATACCTTTGGGCCTTATGTTTGAGATATCAAAGCCTACTCCTCCTCGTCTTTTCATGAGTTGAGCCTGTTCCTGATCAGTTCTGAGAATCCCACCATAAGAATCTGCTGGAGATTCTATAACAAAACAATTTGATAAGCTTTGTAATCTATAATCATTTCCTATGCCCTCCATAGGAGATCCTTGCGGAATAATATATTTAAAATGATCAAAGTATGAAAAGATCTCTTCTTCAGAGATTGGATTAGGATATTTTTGCTCTATTCTTGCAAATTCTTTAGCTAATCTTTTATGTGTGTCTTCGGGAGTTAATTCTTTAAAATTTCCTTCTTTATCTTGTAATGCATATTTTGACATCCAAACATCACAAGCCATTGCATCTCCTGAAAAATATGATAATGTAGCTTCTTTGACTTCTTCATGGGTATAGTTTGCCATTCACGATATATTATTTTAGTTCTATAAATGCTTACATTTTTAAAAAATTTTAGGCCAACATACTTTTTAAATATGTGGCCTAACATAATTATTTGGCGATGTTATTGTTATTCATTTAAGTTATGATCTTGTCTTTATTTATATATCATTTTTAAATTTTCTTTAACACAATTAGTTTAGTTGTTTACTAACTTCTTTTTTTCTTTGTTTCAAGATTTTTTTAAGTTCATCGGCTTCTTTTTCTGCTAATAAAGAAACCTTTTTTGCATCTTTTCTTTGTGTATAGTAATCTGTTAAAATTGTTGATAATAGAGGGTCATAAGATGCATCAAAGACTGCTCCACTATAAGTTTTAATTTGATCAGCTTTTGGCACATGATTTTTGTCTTTAAACAAGAAATTTTCTATAGATATTTTAAACTGTCGTTGAATGCTTGGATATAGAGAGCTAAAATCAAATATTGCTACCCATGGATATATGCCTCTTATAGGCTCAAAAACAAAAGCTCCTTCATATTGCTCTCTTTCTTTTGATTCTTCTCTTTTTGGAAATATTTGTCCACGTTTATATGCATATCTTGTTAACGTAGCTTCTAGCATTGCAATTGGTGAAAATGCTGTCATTGCTTCTACTCGAGTGATATTTCCTAAGCCTAAAAATGTTGCCATTGTCTTTAGCTTTAAGTCTAGAAGCTCTATAAGAACCGTGTCAATGCAATTATATATAATATACTTTACATAATCTTTGTTATACATGTCTTGAAGATTTCCAGAATATTGCAATTTTTTGATTCCTAATGCTTCTTCAGAAACAAAATCTAGAGTGTCATTTTCTTTAACTTCAATAGTTCTATCCCATTTTTGATAGATTGCCATGTAATCAATTATCAATTTATGTTGTGGCAGCATTATCTCAACACTTTCGTTATGATCTTTTATTTTTTGTGGAAACCATTGTCCTGTCGGAGATAACCAGTCTACATTTAAATTTAATTTCTTGCATCTGTTCATCATATATCTCCAATCATATCCCCAGAAATTCCATCCAGTTATCAAAATAGCTTGTCTTGCATAATTATAGAGAAAATCATAAAGCATATCTGCTTCATTTTTGTGATATTTATAAATGAAGTTGTACTTCTTATCAGATTTCGAGATATGCTCATTTATGCCACGTTCAATTTCAGCACATTCTTCACCTGATAAAATCTTATTGCCAAATGTAACGATGTCAGGATATTGTGAAAAAGAAATGCTATTAATTCTATTATTTGCAGTTGAAGGTTCAGCAAATCCTTCATCTGTGACTTCAACTTCAATATCACAAGCAGATAATATCGGCATGTTTGCTTCGAACAAATGAGCTGTAGCATCTTCACCTGCATCCATGAAAAACTCTTGAATTCTGTGTCTATTTATAAACTGAGTTGCAATCTTTCTTACCGGTCTAAAATCCCAAGAAAGCAATCCAGGAATTCCTCTATTCTTTTGAGCATATGCATAGATATATTGATGTGAAGGTGGAATAACTAGTTGTGTAAACCCGATTGTCCCATCTATTTTAACATAAGAAATTATAAGTTTTCCTTGGCGCTGCTCAATATTTAAAATCATATGTTTTTATATTATAAAGATGAGACGAGAAAAGATTCATCTTTTTTAATTTCTTCAAATGGATGTGTGTCTAAGTACAAGCACATTTCTTCTATAGTGCTGAATATAAAAACTGGAATTTTTAATGATCTAGCATAAGCTTCCTCTTTATCAGCACCAGAGCTTGTGATTTCTATGCCATCTCTTACAGGCTTTATTCTGATAAGAACATCGCATAATACTAAAAACTCATTATCTAGTGCATACCAGTCTTCTTCTTTACGATAGTGGCGAAGATGTTGATAATGAGAGAGCAAAGGAGTGTACGGCGCATAGCCTCTGTCCATAAGCTCATTTGCTATGTCAATCTGCAAATTAACATTTTGTTCCTTGTCTCCATTAGTGTAAGGAGACGCTACATAAATGCGAACCACGTCGTTTATGAGTTTAATTGTTGAACTTTAGGCTTTTCTACATCTTCGACCAATATTCCAAGATCTGTTAATGTTTTAACAGCTAATACATAACTTAATGATTCACCAACTCCAGGATTTGATAGAACCAAATCTACCATTGTTTGTAATGTGTTTTGACACACAGGATTATCATAGTGATATTCCTTTTCTACTTTTTGTAATTTTTTAAAATCGATTTTCATATTATTTTCTTTTTTTAATTAATAAATCTAAGAAAGATTTTGCTGCTTGATTGGCAATTTGATGCACATCTTCATTATTTATATAGCCGTGCATCTTTCCTTTTCTTTTTCTTGCATATTCATCTTTAAATTGCATGGCTATATTAGCTTGATATGCATAATAAAGTTCTGAATCTTTTTTTAAAGCTTTTGTTAAAGTCTTAATTGACTTTTGAAGTTTTGTTTTCATGATGTATTTTTTTAATTATTTTTTATCTGATGATCCGAAGCCTTTTGATCCTCGGCTTGTTTCTTTTCCATAAAATTCTGATATAGTTTGTTCTTCTACAATTGATATATATGAATTGATTATTGGCATTTCTATAAATTGTACTATTTTCATGCCTGCTGTAATTGTGACAGTCATATTACTTGTGTTTATTAAGCTTAAGTGAATTTCCCCCTGATAATCGGTGTCAACCACAGCACTCCCGACGATCAATCCAAGATTTGCAGCCACACCAGATTTATTGAATGCAATTAAAGCTCGATGATCTCCGGCCATTTGACAATGAATGCCTGATGGAATCAAAACTCTTTGTTGAGGATACAATACAAATGATTTATCTTTTATAAAATTCATGATTTTAAATTCTGACATCCATGAATTTTTACTTGCTAAATCTTTGATAAATATCGGAGTAAATTCAGGAACATAGAAATCTATACCAGCGTCCGTCTGATTCGCTCGAGTAGGAGATTTAACTTCTCTTGTTTTAAGGAATTTGATTGTTTCTGTCATATAATTTGTTTGTTATTATATGACAAGGAGATTTAAAGTTTTAAGAAATAACTTATTTTTTATTGCTTTGTCCTGACATACTCAGGCCAATGGCAATTGCTTGACGTCTGCCAGCTTCAGTTTTAGGCACTTTCTTTTTTGAACGTCCTATATGTTGCTCACCGGATTTCCAATGATGCATCACTTCATGAAATTTTTTCTCTTTTCCTTTTTTTGTTGTAGGAATTTTTCTTTTTTCATTAAGAAAATCATCTACTGATTCATTAACTAACTTTTCCATATTTTTAAAATGCATTTTTAATAAATTTTTCAGAACCTCGTCCTGTAGGATTAATCCCAGCTTTTTTACTTGCTTTTGCGAATGATTCTCTACGACGTTCCATTTCATCTTGTCCATAATAATATTGATCTAATAAAGTTTGATCAATTTCTTTATCATTTGTAACATTCATTTCTCGTCTTAATTCTTTCATTTCTTGTTCAGCCCGTCTATTAAAAGCACGCCCTCGTTTTGCTTCATTTATGAATTCTTCTAAGCTTTCATTAACTAGATTTTCCATATATTATTTCTTTTTCTTTTTTGCAATACGTCTGAGATTTTTCGCCATATTGTATCGCTTGCTACCTTTGGGACAACTAGGCCCACCAAAATTGCTCCCAGAACAAACGCCTTCTGTCCCTCTTTTTTTCACATCTTTGAAAGCACCTTGTATCCACTTAGATTTCTTTTTTCCTTCATTCAGGAATTCATCTAATGATTCATTTACATACTTTGCCATTTTTATATTTTTATTTTATATATCTAAAACATTCCATAATATTCTATAATATCACCTGCATGTAATGTGCTACTGATTCTCTTATCCTTAAGTAAAAGCTTTATCATTTTTAAACCTTCGGGAGAATTTTTCGGCGCCCATGTCAATAACGCTGAGCCTATGTGTGAATAAAAATTGGTGTAAGCAGCTCTGGGTTCTATATTCAACCTCGAGTCCTTCAACAATTCTTTGACAACATTATAATGATTAGCTTGAATTGCGTGTCTTAATGCAAAATTATTTTCTGTGCTTGGGTCCACTCTTGGATCTTTCAACAACAGCTTAACAATTTCCAGATTAGTTGTGTCACCTTCATTATAATATGCGTAAGATGCATGTCTGATCGCTGAATTGTCCTGCACTGTAGGGTCAGCGCCTTCATCTAATGCCTCTTTGACAAGCCATGTGATCCCGTACATGTATCCCGCAATCAGCTTTTGATCAGGCTCGGCTTTTTTGGCGCCTTCCTTGACAAGCCAATCAATTTTATGACTACCACCATAGTTCAATAATTTATGAGCGCTGAGGTCTTTTTCTTCTAATGCCAATTTTATCAGCCAATCTATTTTATGTGTACATCCAGCTTCAAATTTAATGCTAGGATCTATATGTTCTTCAGAGACAGCTTCTCTGATGACCCAATCTAAGTTGTTTTTGCATCCGAACAAAAACTTGTCTAATGTTGACAGATCTTTAATAGATTGTCTCATTTCATCTTCAGATCTTGGTGTAAGATGCTTGATGCTTTCATTGACTTTTTTTGTTACATCTCGTTTTAGCAGCTTCACCACTTCAGCATGCCCATTGTTGCTTGCCCACCACAATGCCAAATCATCTCTTGCATGCACATTTGCTCCAGCATTAAGCAGCAGCTTCACCATCTCAGCATGCCCATAGTAGCTTGCATTTTGTAAAGCCCCATCATCCCATGCATGCACATCTGCTCCAGCATCTAGCAGCACCTTCACCATCTCAGCATGCCCATTATCGCTTGCCATTCGTAAAGCATAATCATTTATTGCATGCACATCTGCTCCAGCATCCAACAACAATTGCACCACTTCAACATGCCCATTGCCGCTTGCCCATCGCAGAGCCTCATCATTATCTGCATGCACATC